GCACCTTTACGTAAGTCACGTAAAATTTCACGGTCAATTTCTGCTGCCACTTGCTCAGATAATAAAGCTGTTAATTCAGCTTCAGCATCGATGTTATGGAATGCAGAAACGTCTTGTGCCAATTCAGGAGACCATTGTGCTCTTAGTTTTCTTTCTGTAACAGATACAGTAACTGACTCAAGGTCAAAAGAAACTTCACCAATTTTGTCTTCGAATTCTAACTCTTGATATACTCTATATGTACAAGTAAATTGACTTCCAGCAGAACCAGCAGCGCCACCTGTAATTGTAGTTGTTAATCCTGAATATCCGTCAATAGAACCTGCACCAATAGAACAAGGTACTTGTAAATCAACCTCTAAGTAGATAACACCAGCAGCATCACATATATTGTCATAAGAACCACCATTTCCTTTATAGTTACCACTATAGAATGTTGTTGATTGTTGTGAACCATATTGTACAATACCTTTACCGTATTTTTGAGTAACAACTCTAAATAATAAGTCACCTGAACCCATACCTGAGAATGCTCCTCCTGCAGTTGTAACTGCGTTTACTCTTAAATCAGAAAGGAATGATTCATTATCCATTTCTTGACCATCAGGTCCAATTAATTTACTAGCACCGGCAGAAGAAAATCCTGTCATTGCGATTAATACTTTTCTATACTCACCAGCAGTATAACCTGAATTCACTAAACTACCACTAGACCAAACTACTGTAGTAGGGTTAACAGTGATTGCAGAAAACATACCTTTTGAATAGTCGAACAAACCTGCTGGGTCTAAACCTGGTTCAGAACCTTCATAAAATCTATCGTAAAGGTTTTTGTCATTTGCTCCGTAACCAGCTTGTGATTGTGCTGCTGTTGGTCCATTTTGAGCCCCAATAGGTGCAAAATGTTCGTTAGAACCTGTCATGTAGCTTTGGATTTTAGGTACAAAGTAGAACAATTTACCGATAGGTAAGTTCATTGCTTGTACAGATACTAAATCGTTAGCCAACAATTTAGAGAATACACGTCTTACGATAGGGAAAACTACAGTTTCGAAAGAACCTGAGCTATCCGTAGAAGCCGCTTCGTTGATTAGGTGAGATGCTTGGTTTTCATATAACTGTGCCATGTTCTCTTTGATGTGTCCTTTAAGACCGTCTAGGAATCCTAATTTATCCCATTTGTTGATTGTATCTTCTTTGATAACTTTAAGGTGTTTTAACCCGATGTTACCAACAAGACCTGATTCTAATAATGCTCCCATTTTATTTTTTTTTAATTTGAGTTTATTTATTGTTTATTTATTTAATTTTTCCCATCAAATCTTTCATTCTTAAGAATTGTGGATTTTCATAAGTTTTACTTTCAATCAAGTTAGATGCAGAACCATTTGAAGGTGTGCTAATAAGTTTTCTTTGAACTGATTCAGTTACAACTTCATTACTATTATTTACACCTTCTAATTCAGATTTAATTGATTTGTAAAGTGACTTAGATTCTTTGATTGTTTCTACGTTATCAAATCTTCTAAGTATGTTTATTTTTTCTTGTTTTGTTGTTGAGTGTTCAGTGAACAATCTAGTAGAATATGCCAAGTTTGAGTTAAATACAGCAACTTCATTTAATTTGTTTCTAAAGAAATCAAGAGCCTTTTTGTACTCTTCGTTTTTCTCTCTTAATAAATTAAGTTCTTTTTTAACTGATTCATTTCTTACTTGACTAGGTGCCGCAACACGGTCTCTTTCTGCTCTTCTTCTGTAAGTCATAGTTCTTGATGCTTCTGTAGTCTCACCAGTCATGTCGTCGTCTTCCATGTAGTCACCTTCCATGTAGTCACCTTCCATGTAGTCAGATTCAGTTTTCATATCATCAATCATTTCTTCATCCATCCATCCTTCTTCCATGTAATCTTCTTCCATGTATTCTTCATCCATTTCAGATTCAGTAACACCATGTTTAACTTTAGGATATTTGAATTTAGGACCCTTACCTTTTTTCTCAGATTTTATACCATTTTCCATGTCTTCATCAAAACCTTTGTTGTTAACGGAAGATTTTGATAAACCATTTTTCATTTTACCAAACCCAATCCCAACAGGTTTCATTGATTCGCTAACTTCCAATTCATAAATAGTTTCATCCATTTCGTCATAAGATTCATCCATCTCGTCGTAAGACTCGTCCATTTCGTCATAAGATTCATCCATTTCATCATAAGACTCATCCATTTCAGAATTTTCCGTATCACCTTCTTTTTCTTCGAAGACTAATTCATAAATTACACTCTCGTTCATATCTTCCATAGGATTTTCCATAGATAAACCTGAATCGTCACCTAAATCAATGAAATATTCATTGTTTGTGTTGTTATCGGTAAGGTGAATTTTATTATCGTCTTTAACCACAATAATTCCATCCTCATCACCCATAGCTTTAAACACTTTCAATACTTCGCCAGCCTTAGCCTTTGTCATATCAAGAGGTGGTAATTCGTCTTCGTTATCAGTATTAACTTCAGCCCCCATCATAGTAACGTCAACGCCACCATCTTCAGGGTTTACTTCAGTATCAACATCAATTGTCTCCTCGCTATCATCTGCGACATCTGTGTCAGCGTCCACACCTACCACTTCTTCGGTGTCATCTTCTACTTGTTCGCGTAAAGACTTTTTTGTTTTTGTGCCAAATAATGACTCTTTTACTAGTTCACTGATTTCTTCCTTCATTGTAGAGGCAAGTATTCCTTTTGCGTTTTCGCTAATAGCTTCTTCGATAGACTTCATTTGTAATAAAGTTTTCTCTACTAAATTTTCGTTTTTTTCTAAACTCATTTTATAATGCAATGCGTTTTGCGTTTATTTTTATTAGATAAATATACCTTAGTTTGAAAAAGTTCTTATTTTAATGTGGATAGACTAAAAAAATTGAGCATAAAAAAAGGGGACGTATAGTCCCCCTTACTTAATAATTTAAAAAAATTATTCAATAACTTCGTCAATTTTACTTTCAACGATTGCCGTAATTCTCCAATCCATTGAATACGTTTCGTAAACTTTCGTTACTTTCGCTTCGACATCTGTCGGTGAAAAACCCTTAACAAGTTTTTCTTCTCTCATTTTTTTAATCTTACCTGTGTTATCATCAACCATATCAGTTGTGATTTTTGCTACAAAATACTTTTCGTCCATAATAAATTTTTTACTTTCCTAAATAATCGGATAATCTTTTCATTAAGTCAACAGATTTTTCTAATCCACCCCCATTACTAACTGAAGTATTATCATGTTCTGATAATTTTTCTTCGTATCTTGGTCTATCTTCTTTATTCAAATAAAGATATGCTCCAGGTGTAGATGGTGAAGATACGAGGTCAAAACAAATTAGTTCAAAATCATCTTGTACTTCATTTTGGTCACCCTTTTTAACTAATGAACCAACACCACGAGAAGATACTCCCATAGTAACCCCTTGTCTCATCATGTTAGCAGCAACATCACCCTTAGATGATACAATACCTCTTTCATGGAAACCTGGCGTAGTTAATAATTTAATCTTACCCATCAATACGTTACCTTCCCACCACATCTCTGTAATAAGGTGAGATACTCTATCAAGGTCAATTAAAGAAGATTCAGGGTGATTTAACTCTGAAATCGACATACCACGTTTAATCGCATCTTGGTATTTCTCAGATTCTCTTCTTAATATTTTTTCAGGGTATACTCTTCCGTTTCTATTTGGAACTCCCCACTTTTGAAGAGTTGCATAAAATTCAAATGGTTTAGAATGTTCTAATTGTCCGTAAGATTCACGTATAATGTTTTGATTACGTGGTTCATTAGGATTAATAATCCCTGCATCCCACTCAACTAATATACCTTTACCTGTATCACTAGGTCCTAATATTTTCATAAGTTCTTTTAGAGATAAATATTAGCTTTCTTTGAATTCTACTACTTTTGTTTTACTAAGTGTAAAATGTTTATTTTGTTTAAGGTCGTCGTTGTATACCGAATTAAGAATTTTTTTAATTTTGTCTCTTAAAATTGGGGATTTAAAGTCGTGTATATTATTATGTATGAATAGTGTAATTTCTATATTCATAAAACTTTTTTTATTTTTTTGTATTCCACTCGTTCTTAAATCTAAGTCAACTATTTGTTTTCTTTCAAAAGTTTGAGTGTCTACTACCTCTAATAATGTGTGTTGGATTTGTCTTTTTATTTCACCAACCAATCGGTTCCAATTTTCATCTAAAGTTAAAGGTTCAATCCAAGTCTGTAAAACTACGTAAATGGATTTTAAATTTTTTGAATCTACTGTTCCGTAAGAACATTTGGCATCATCAAAAATGTTTAGTTTTGATGTTTTTCCTTTCTTCATTAATCATATCTTTCATGTTTATTTTTTATAAAAGTAAGATATATAAACA